ACTAATAGGATATACCCCAAGGAGTGCTAGAAGTGCCCGTGCGACCTTTACAGTGGTCGTACAGACGATATATGGCACAGGGGCGAATGGTAGAGGATACCCAGAATCAGTACAAATCAATAGAGGAGTGTTCGCATCCTTTGTTGGAGAGGGTGGAACCAACTATGTGTTCTCTATACCAAAGGATTTGATCGTATCTGTCAATACACTAGATGGTAAAGCGACATTTAATGACGTAGTAGCATTTGAAGGAATATTCATCACTGATACTTTCGTAAAAACAGAATCTGAGAGACAAAGGTTCGTACTAGGCAACCTCAACGCTGATACATCAGCAATGACAGTCGAGGTGTCACGTGGAACTATCACTGATGCATATCTAGAAGCAACAGATATAACGAATGTAAGTAATATTAGTAAAGTCTTCTTCCTAGAGGAGTCAGAGAGCAAAAAGCAAGAGCTAGTGTTCGGAGATGGCATCTTAGGTGAAGCATTAGTCAACGGTGACGTAATAGAAGCAACATATCCAACATCTGTAGGTGGAGCACCTAACGGATTGAAAGGATTTACGTTTGCAGGGACTGTAAAGGACTCCCGTAACGCTCCAATCACTTCTGGCATCAGTTTGACGCTAGATGTACCTCCTGATGGTGGTGCACAACCAGAAACTATTGATAGTATCAAGTTTTCTGCTCCTAAGTTCTATTCTAGCTTCGGTAGAGCAGTGACTACTAAGGATTATGAGGTAATCATCCCTCAGATCTATCCTAACGTCCAATCTATTGTTGCTTTTGGTGGTGAAGAGGCAGATCCACCAGAATACGGTAAAGTTATTGTTGTAATCAAACCCAAGAACGCAGATCGTCTGTCTATATCTGAAAAAGATGCAGTAGCGAAGAAAATTCGTTCTTATTCTGTAGGTGCAGTGGAACCAAAGATCATGGATCCATCAGTTCTCTACATTGACCTTGCTTCTTACGTTTATTTCAACCCCAACCAGACTAGAAGGTCTCAGGAAGAGATAAAGCAGATTATCTACCGTACAATGGAGACAATAAACGCTTCCGCTGAGTTTAACAAGTTTGGTGGTAAGTTTAAGTACTCTAAAATCGGAAAAGTGATTGATGAAGCGGAACCAAGCATCACATCTAACATTACGAAGGTGAAAATGCGTAAAAACGTAACTATCTCTCTTAATCAGAGATTTAATTACAAAATTTGCTTCGGAAACAGAATTAACGCACAGTTGGAAACACCAACTCTAGAAACTAACGGTTTCAAACGTGCGGATGGTGGAAATCAAGTGTTTTACCTTAATGACGATGGATTAGGAACAATCCGTCTTTATTACGTAACCACAGATGGTTCAAAACAGTATATTGGTGGAAACTGGGGAAACATTGACTATACAATGGGAGAAGTGACGATTAACGACCTCGTTATTACAGAAGTAGTGAACTCTACTGATAATATTATCCAATTCTCCGTAACTCCAGAATCTAATGACATTGTTTCTCTTAGAGAGACCTATTTGACATTAGGTATAGATAATCTAGTTGTTAATGTAATTGATGATGAAATTTCCAGTGGTTCAAACACTTCTGGAACAGGTGTAGTACCAGAATCAAGTTATAGTTAGTAATGCCAGCTGAACAGTCGTCGTGGAGAGTTGCGTCGTGGGTCACACCTCAAACTGAGGTTACAGTTGACCCGATTGATGCTTCGGTTTCGCCAGAATCAAGAACTAAGGTCTCGGATAGACTAGAGGAACAGATACCTCAGTTTATCAGGGATGATTATCCTGACTTCGTTCAATTTATCAAATATTACTATCAAGCACTGGAGTTGAAAGGTAACCCAGTTGATGTAATTAACAACCTAGATGAATATTATAACATAGACCGCCTAAACGACCTCGTAGAGTCGACTACAGCGTCCTCTGGGATCCCTTCTGATGCTACAGTCATTGACGTAGGAAATACTAGGGATTTTCCAAAAGAAGGTCTATTGATGATAGACGAAGAGATCATATACTACAAGAGTAAGTCACAAACACAATTTAAAGACTGCGTTAGGGGTTTTCATGCCACTACCAAGGTGGGCACACTAAAGGAGTACACCTTTACTGAGTCAACACCTGCATATCACGACTTTGGGTCTACAGTAGTCAACCTCAACAACCTTTTACCTCTATTCTTACTGCAGAGGTTCAGAGATCAGTTTGCTGAGTCATTCCCAAGCAAGTTTGCTCCAGAGATACAACAATCAACAGTTACTAAGCGTCTTAAGGACTTTTATGCTGCTAAGGGCACATCAAGATCATTCAAGTACTTGATGAGAGTGCTCTTTGGCGTAGAAGCAGTTATTGAGTACCCCAAAGACAGAATATTCAAACCTAGTGATGCATTCTACACCGTAAGGGAGATTATTCGTGCTACAGCGATAAGCGGAAACCCTGTAGAACTTACAGGTGAAGTATTATTCCAAGAGAACGATCCAAACGACGTAAATGTAAATTCCGCACGTATATACGTAAAATCCGTAGTTGAGGTGTTTACTGAAGACGGAAAGATCTACGAATTGGATGTTGATACGGAAAATGGCGATGGAAGTTTCACAACTCCGTATAAGACGCTCTTATCCGAAGATGTTAGCTCCAATTTGAGCGAAGATGTCATAACAGTCGACTCTACTATCGGATGGCCAGAACAGAACGGCTCTATTCGTATAGATGATGAGATTATCAACTATGCAGACAAAACAGTCACCCAGTTCTTAGGATGTACCCGTGCGAGACAAGATACAGTCAATGCACCCCATATTGCAGGATCTGAGGTAACTTCTTCCTATGAGATCTTCGGATACAGCAATAGAGACGGATCTAAGATCAGTTTGACAGTATTTGGTGGTACTAGAGGTATAGACATTGTAGATGGAGGAAAATATTACTTACAGGACTCAAAAGTCACCACACCATCAGAACCAGGCTTTGATGCGTTAGATCCTATCTGGCCATCCTTCATATACAACGTTAAGAAGTTATTGAACGGAACATTGCTCACTTTAGACGTTCCGCAGAACGATGGTAGTGTTGTAGCGAACATTACGACTGAGCAAGAGCATGGATTGAGAAGAGAAGACAAAATAGTCATATTGAACGCTCCAGAGGACGTATACAACTCTTCATTCACTGTAAGAGGTGTAAGTAGTAATAATACATTCAGTATCCTAATTCCTACCACTCCTATCCGTGGTGTAGACGTAGGATTCTTAGTAACACGGGAATTTGCGAAATCTACGTCATCTGACACATCTATACGTCTAGGATTAGAAGAAACACCATCTGACGTGCAGAATGTCTACAGATCTGCAGAACATGCCATTATAGCGTCACCAGGTATACCAGGTCACGAAATAGGACCTTTCCACACTGATGACCTCGATCCTGGCAACCAGAGATACCTAAAACGCATTCCACTCGAAACAATCACCAAATCTATCAAAACTCCGACTCCTGTGGGTCAAGTTGGTATTGGTGTGAACGGTGTACCGTTTTTCTCCTACAAATCGAATAATACAAAACTATTCGGTGGTGTAAAGTCAATATCCGTAATAAATGCGGGATCTGGTTATGATATCACTAATCCACCGATTGTAGAGTTTGAACCACTCCATAAAAGAGATACTGCGTTTTTCCTTAACCAAAGAATTAGAAATAGTCTAGGATACAGATATAGAAACTTAGGAAGCGGTAAAACAGCAGAATTAGGTTCCGAACCAACACATACAGGAACTACACCCGCAGCGGACGGAGCATGCCTCTGGGAGTTTGAAGGAATCTCCGCTACAGCAACTGTAAGCGTATCTGGTTCCTTATTTGCGGTAAACGTAGATAATGGTGGATCTGGTTATACATCAGCTCCTACAGTCGGTATTGTGGGTGGTGATCCTACAGTTGAAGCATCTGCGACTGCTACAATCACCGCAGGAGTCGTAACTGCTATATCCGTATCCGCAGAGGGTGCAGGATACCAATCTGTGCCTACAGTGGTAATATCTGGTGGTGGAGGTGAAGGTGCGTCTGGTACAGCGGTTGTTCGTGGTGGATTGGAAGCTGAAGGTATAAACATTACAAATCCTGGCACAAACTATAATGAGAGACCAAATATCACTCTAGTGTCTGGATCTGGTGCTGTTGCTTACCCATCTATTGTAAATGGCAGAATCGTATCTATTATCTTGACATTCGGTGGTAGTAACTACTATGGTGCTCCTGATGTCGTTATTAACGGAGATGGAGTCGGTGCGGTTGCGTTTGCGACTATAAACTCTGGTACGCAGCAAGTTACCAACATTACCGTGACAAATGGCGGTGTAGGTTATACATCAGGTAAGACAACTGTTGATATTGTCTATCCTGGTTCTGGAGCTACCTTCCAAGTCGAATTACCAATATTAACGCAGAACTTAGCTGCTAGTGCGGATGAGATTGGAGATCCACTCTTTGTATCACCAAAACAGACAGATGCCAACAATGGTATCTCTATGAAGGGTGCTAACTTCGGAATCTATGGTGGAGAGTATGGATATCTCTATAATCCGAAAAAGATGCGTTTCTTACTTGGAGATAACGTAAGTGACACAACATACGCAGAATTAAACCCAACAAGGCATTCACCAATCATAGGATGGGCATTTGACGGACATCCCATCTACGGACCTTACGGATACACAGATAGAGAGAATAAGAACCCATATAACGAAATAAAGCAAATGATCAGCTCCTATCGCATCAGATTGGAGAGAGATGCGTTAGTTGGTAACGATCTAGCACAGATCGACAAGATGGGAACATATATTGAAGATTATGAGTATATTGAAGGATTAGGTGACTTAGATCAGTATAATGGTAGATTCTGCGTCACACCCGAATATCCAGCTGGTGTATACGCATATTTCTGTGCATTAGACGGAACTACTGGTAATCCGAAGTTTCCTTACTTTGTAGGACCTGATTTCTATTCTGAGGCAAATGACATCAACTGGAAGGGAAATGGACTCCAAAGAAACTTTACAGAGGATGCAGTTCGATATAAGAGACCATATGTTGCTACAGACACCGCATTAGTCAGAAGGAAGGCAAAAGGTAATCCTATCGAGTATATCCTTGCTTTAGAGGACTCAACCACTCCTATAGTCTTAGAAGACGATTCTACCTTCATTGGATTCGTAGATGTCGGTATTGGTTACTTTGATTACTTCCCAATCATCAGAGGTGGTTCTGTTGACTCATTATTCGTTGCTGCGACAAATAGGTACTTCTCAAGTGGATTAGACCAGTATTTGATCGAAGGTCCTGGCTTTAACTATAAAGTTAACGATAGACTCGTATTTGACGAAACAGGCACTGGAGGAAGCGGTATATCCGCTAGAGTCTCCAAAATCTCTGGAACGGACACTAATTCCATCGCATACGGGGTAAATTCGACTACAGACATAATTACGGGAACTATTACTACAGGATCTGCACATTACCTAAAATTGGGCGATACTGTAGATATTTCGATTGGAGACAACGAATACACCCGTGAACTTGATGTAAAGATTATAAACGACAAATATCACTTTAAATACTTTGATGTAACTAATTTCAGCATTAGTTCAAAAGGTAGGATTCAACAAGCAAATATTTCCATAACTGGCGGTACAGGACTTACAGACGGAAGTTATACCAGTATTCCTCTAATTGGCGGTACAGGTTCACAAGCATCCGCTAATATCACTGTAAGCGGTAATACAGTTACAGCAGTCTCTATTCAGAACGAAGGTAAGGAATATAGCGATGGTGACGTACTGACTGCTAATATTGATCAAATTGGCGGTACAGGTCAAAACTTCTCCGTTGATATCGGCAACGTCAAGAAGACTGGTGGATTAGTCCAGAACTTGTGGACATTCATGGCTGGTAGTGGTGGTACACCTGGCACATATACTAAGGTACCTCTTGCTAATTCATCTGCACCATCTGGAGAGGGTGCTGAGTTTACTATCGTTGTTAACGAGAGTGGTGAGGTATCATCTGTCACTCTGACTAAGGAAGGTAAAGGATATTACAACAATGAACAGTTAGATCCTATTGCTGCTAGCGATATTGGTAATGTAAACGGTTTCTATGTCACACCTAACTCTATCAATCAGGAATTTACTGTCAGAGGATCAGCTGCCCATCAGTTGACCATAGGTGATGAGGTTGTTATTACAGGAACTAACCCATCAGACTATGATGGCACACATATAGTAACAGGAACAACCACAGGAAGAAGATTCCAGTTCAAGAAGGCAGTAGGTATTATTACTGACACTGCTATCCCTACAGCAACTGAGGTATATGTTAAAGAACCTAAGTTAGATTTGATCAATGGTCATCTATACAAGTTTAAGACATCAGACTCATCTAATAGTGGTAAGAGACTAGAGTTTACATTTGATAAAGAGAATACTAATATATTCACCTATAAGAATATCGTAAGTGCTGAGAATGATCCAGTTACAGGAGAGCAAATATCTATAACTATCTCTCTAGCAAATGTACCTGGCACACTATTCTACTTTGACATCAATGGTAATGTCTCAGGAAGTTATCTAAGTGTAGTTAATGATCCATTCTTAGGAGCAAACACTGTAACAGCAATTCCTACTACGACAACTATTGAGTTCATACTGGCAAGAGAACCAGAGAACAATTATACAGTAGCTAACCAGATATCATATGCTACTAACTCAATATTCCCTTCAGGTGGTGTTGCTGCTATTAACATTGGTGATCCTGGCAGAAACTATGCTACTCTACCTCAGTTTAGTGGTGTAGAGAGATCAGGTGGTGGTGCACAGGCAGTTGCTACTATTTCAGGTAAATTAGAAGACGTAGCTGTTATTGATGCAGGTATAGGATATAACGGTGCTAACCCACCATCTGTTATCTGCTCAATGCCTGACTTTGTTGATTTGACACTAGATGAGATATTTGGTGACTTCAATACAGGTGACGTTGTAACTTCTAAGACAGTAGTAGATGGTGACACTGCTAGAGGTAAGGTAATTAGTTGGAATCCAAATACATCTACACTGAGAGTACAACCTCTACGTAATAACTTAGTAGGTGCGACTACTCGTGGTTTCATCATGTTTACTGTTGGTAATGCTAATACTAATAAGTTATTCGCAGGATCAAACCAAGCAAAGATTACAGCAGTATCAGGTGAGCAAGCAAACGTTGCTGCTATCGTTCCACAGTCAGGTCCTGAGATAGGAACTATAAGTAATATAGCTATAAATGGTGATGGAGGTAGTAATTACCGTACTGCCCCAGAAATCTTTATTGATGATCCATTCTACGGTGGTGTCCTCACTCTAAGTATCAATAGTCAGAACAGTTCTGCTAACTTTACACCAGGCACATATACCGTATCACAGGAATCTGTAGCACCTACAGGTGGCGGTGGAGTATCAATACAGGTGATCATCTCTGCTTCAAACAATGATGTAATTGCTGCTAATGTATTAGCTGGTGGAGCAAACTACTCTCTAGGTGACCTTATCACTGTTCGTGGTGAGGATATTACTGGTGGTAGTTCTGCTGATGACTTCGTTCTTAGAGTCGATGCACTTGACTTTGTACGAAAGGCAGTAACTGCAACAACTATTGATGCCTCTATTGATGAGGTTATTGTTTCTAACTCTGGTTCAGGTTTCTTATCTGCTCCTGAAGTTCAAATCTCTGGTGGTACAGGTATAGGAGCCGTACTACGTGCTGAGATCATTGATGAGACTGTTAGTTCTGTCGTGATCGAAAATGCAGGAACTAGATTCCAAAATCCTCCTATTATTACAATTAAGCAGGGTACTGGTAATGGTGCTTCCATATTACTCAAGTCTAGTGATCTAGGTAAGATCATCAGTCTTGGTGGAGATAATATCACGTACAATTACAGTCATGATAGAACCCTCAAACCAAGCGTTAATACAAACTATAATCTACAGCTCACAAGAACTCAGATCGTTGACTTCTTCACTGTTACAAACGGGGGTGGATCCTTCGTTACCAAACCAACAATCGAACTCGTTGGTGGAGGTGGAAGCGGTGCAGTTATGGATGCTATTATTGACAACGAAGTTATTCAGGCAATTACAATAGCAAATCCTGGTAAAGGATTCTCCAGTACTCCTGCTGTAAGAGCACGTATTACTCACTCATTCGTTCCTTTACAGTCTAACAATACACTCAACTTCCCATACGATACTAAGATTCCCGTAGGTACAGAAGTGCAGTTGATAGAGATTGATGGTACATTACCAGCTCCTCTTGTAGCAAATACAACTTACTTCGCTATATCACCTACACTTGCTAATGGTCTTGCTAGTAACCAACTCAAGTTAGCAGAGACATTAGGTGATGCTTTAGATGGAACAGGAATAACAATTACATCACCACCTTCTATTGGTGACGGTGGAACAGCGACATTCAACCTAACCACTACAGACTTAGGTGATCAGATCACTGTGACCATGACTCCTGCGTCATTCTCTATTGGTGAGAAACTATATCAAGGTTCATCTACTGCATCTTTCTCTGCTCTAGGTACAGTTAAGGCATGGGATCCTAAAGGTAGAGTCCTATCAGTAGAAGTAGAACTAGGAGAGTTTGCTCTTAACCAACCTGTATTTGGTTTACAGTCAAATGCATTTGGTGAGATCCATGACTTTGACAGATCAGTTGCTAACTTCACTGTATCACCTATTGCGACAGCTACTGCAGAGTTTAAACGTACCACTGGTATACTTGACCTTAATGATCAGCGTATCTATGACTCAGACAGATACCAAGAGTTCTCATATGTTGTTAACTCACCTATTAACGTAAGAGAGTGGAAGAATCAATTCAAGAACTCTGCTCACCCAGCTGGATTTAAGGTATTAGGTACACAGGTTGTATCACAGTCAGCATTCAAGAGATATCAACGTAGATCATATTACAACCCTGCTAACCCAGATGCTAATGACTGGTGGGAGCAGAGATTTGGTGACGAGAATAAGTCATTTAATGGTACAACGTTCTTTGTACCTAAACCATCTGCCTCTAACACAGGTAAGTTATCTCGTATCGAGAACTTTGTACTTGGTAAACCAGATTATACAGCAACAGTCCCAACTAACATCCAAGTTATTGGTAAGCAGTTACTAGACGTTAGAAAGATTCTATCTGCTGTTGTTGATAAGTTAGATCCTATCAATGAGAGAACTATTACCTTTGATGGTACAGATAGTAATGTCGTAGACATATCAAATGAGACTATCACCTTTGTTAATCATGGACTTCTCAGTAACCAGTTAGTAACTTACAATGTACAGGGTGACAGATACCAAGATGCCCGTGATTTAATACTAGGCAACTTAGATTATATCATTGACACTACGATTACATGGTTAGAACAGAGTTATCCTAACTTAACTGATGGTACTAAACCAG